ATGCGGAGGGGGGGATCTGTTTACGACCCCTCCCCCCCGTCACCATTGACCAGCGAGAGTTGTAAGATTAGAGCAACAGTTACATAGATCATAGGCGTAGAAGTTTTTGATTTGTATGTCTATGTCTGTTATGTACTCAAAACTTGAAGCATTGTGCATCAGCTTTGAGTTGGCTCATCTAATCTCACAATTGTTCTTTGTTACTTGACTACCTTGAGATGAACGCCACTAACATTGTCACTAACAATAGTGTCTATTGCTCGTTCAATGTCAATGATTTGTTGTTCAATACTAAGTTCACTTGACGTGTTCACAATTCTTGCAAGCAACGAACAAGTGTTGTATCCTGCAAGTGTGTCCCATTGAAACCAATCGTCAAAAGCATCGAAAGGATCAAAAGGATTGTCTATTGTAGTAATCATAACAGACATAGCACTATGCTCCCTTCAATGCAGTCTTTAGAGTAGTCAATGATACACCTAATGCTTCTGCTACAGCCGCTTGCGTATAGCCTTGACTAAGCATAGTAGTAGCACGAGAAGTTTTAGAATCGGTCATCTTGAGTTGTGTCTTAGGAGTAGCCAACTTCTTTACTTGATCCATGTCTGCATGATCTAGAATAGACGACAACATAGTGTTAGTAATAGCCCCATCTTGGATGGCTTTCCATTCAGGGGGGGTTATTTCTATACGGGACTTTGTTGCGCCTGTTCTTTCTCTTGCTTCCTTGAGTATCTGAAACTTAAGTTTCTTCTTTGTTTCTTTAGTCATGTTAGGATTGGCATTAACCCTTACTTTAAGGAGGGCGTTACCAATAACCTGGGCCTGTCTTTCAAGAGGTGCCTTTTGCTGGGCAAGAGTGAGTTTACTTTTAAGGGAGGCTACTTCTTTGTTGTGAATAGCAGCGGCTTCCTTGTTATAGAGGCGACCTTTTGTAAGTAAGGCAGTCTTTCTAGCATCGTTTGCCATTGCCTTCAATCTATTACTATGATCAGCATAGATTGTCTCAATGATAGTAGGGTTCTTACCAACAAGTGTATGGGCGTTTGATGTTTCTGCTAGACGCTTAGACTTCTGCATTTTAGGCACAGGATTACCAGATTTATCGATAGTCATACGTCCAGTTTCCCTGAAGATCTTGGCACCCGTCTTCTTGTCTACAAGAAAACCCTGCTTGCGTTCAGGAATACGAACTTCTGCGCCTGCTCTTGAAATCAAAGTAGAAGCGCCACGATTACGACCTTCTTTTTGCCACTTTGTTTTTAGTTCTTTAATACCATGGTCTACTTCAGATTGCTTGTAATTGAGTTCATGCTTTTGCGCGTCAATGACGACCATTGAATGCTTAATAGCACGGGCAATCTCATCTTGGTTTGCACCCTTGATTGTCATGTCCGTAATGAGATTAGAAATCGATCCCATTTCTTTCTGCTTTTCTAGATCAGTCATCTTTGGCATACCCTCATACTTAGGGTATAGATGCTTGGCATCAAAGCCTTTTAGTGCTTCAAGTGTAGGCGCGTGCTTTACTTGACCTCGATTATTGGGAATTACAAGAACGTGATCCCCGTCAAAGTCTGCACCAGAGAGTTGCTCAGCAACTTTGTGGTGAATTCCAACAGCATCTCTAGCGTTACCAAATGCTTTCTTGGCAGCCGGATTGTTGTTGTTGACCACAAGATTAGGAATCTCAAAGATTCCGCCATGCGGGTGGCGAACAAGTGCTACCCTTGTTCCATTTTTAAAGTTTGGAGCATAAATCTCGGTTTCTTTGATTTTACTCAAAGGGAGAATAACATGTGCCGCAGTGTCCTTGATTCCTGCTGCTTCAAGTTCTACAGCAGAACTATCAACATCTTCAGCGAACTGCTCAAGAAGCCTCTTACGAAGAATTGGGTTTGTAATCTGCTCAATCTCATGAAGACTTGACTTCTTGTGCTCGTAAGTCATGTCTAGTTGTTGCTTGGCGAGACTAGCCTTTTGCTTAGACAACATTTGAGAGGAAAGATTTCCTGCCCAAGTGTCCCAATCTCCTTCTTCGCTGATGATGTTCAGTGCACCACGTTGGCGTTGAATAGACTTTAGAAAGTCTACATTGCCGTCGGCATCTTTCTCCAAAACCTTCATTGCATCAAGCTTGTTGCCTGTCTTGCTGTCTGCTTTACGCTTACTTGTGTGAAACTCGATGTCTACACCAGGAGGAAGATCATCCTTGTACATAGCCATGCCCTTGAGGAAGTGGGTATCATCCACATTCACTCGAACCTGAGCATAGTTAGCATGACCGAGAGAAAGATTCTTTGCTCCTGGACGGATGTAGATCATTCCGTCTGCTTGGCCTCCACCATCTTCTGCCCAGCGAACCGCTACACGTCGCGAGCTGACTGGTTCGGGATAATGAATCTTGTTAAAGGACTCTCCGCCATTTTGGCTATAATCAGTGATCTGCTCAATCTCATGCTTTCGAGCAGCAGCTTCTTTCCACTCCATGCCCTTCTTAGTCAAGACCTTGAAGTTGGTGTCGTAAGGAGTACCTAGCTGAGGAACGGGAAGTCGGTGCTTATTGTAACCTTCTTCGACAAGAAGAGAAACAGCAGCGTCGAACTTCGTACGAGATACTCCCATACGCTTTTCAACGCCAGCGCCGATATCCACAATGCCATGCTTCTCCACAGCAGCACGAATTACTTCTCGTGTCGAATGGATGATAGCATTCTTTTCTTTAGTTCCTGGTGCGATAAGGCTACGAACAGAAGATTCGTTCGGAAGGCCCATTTCCTTAGCTACAGCATTGCGAGACATTCCAGTAGCAAGCAAGCGTTCTGCTTGTGTAGCCAAAGCTGCTCTCTGAGCGTTTGTAGCAATCGTCTTTCGAGTACGAAACTCGGATGTGCCACTGGACTTAAGATCTCCATTTGGGTGGTACGTAGCAAACCCCATGGCCTTAGCGATCTCAACTTGTGAGAGTCCCTTAGCCTCGAGTTCTCCTACCAAACCCAAGAAGTCTCGATTTCTAGTGTTTTCATCTCCGCCCGATCCCCACTTGTATCTTCCCGAATGACGAGGAGTACCATAATGGGCGAGCGTCTCTTCATTAATAATCATGACATCGCCTCATTCCTGATAGCTTGGATTCGCTTGTCAAAGGTAATGATCTTGTCCATGATATGCGCAATGTGGTCGGGCTCACCTTCAAATACCCTAACCTCATCTGATTGATAGATGCGCATTTCAATGTCGATATCAAACGGCTTAAACCTATACTCCAGGCAGAACAGAGCTGCATAGACCTCTAACTGGTGGTGGGATGTCAGTGTGACTCCAGTTTTGAGATCATGAATACGCAGCAAGTTCCGCCTGAAGCAGATTGCGTCGGCTGTGCCAAAAGCATTATCGCTGTAGTACAGGATCTGCTCAGTTGACATACGATAGCCGATGGCGTCATTAACATACGAGTTAAGCGCCTTCTTGTTGCCTGGGAGCTTTACGCCAAGTCGAACGAGATCATGCGCCAAGGCATGAAGTTCAGTTCCTCTTTGCGCAGCCAACGCCGCTACATAAACGCGATCAAGTTTCTCATCATCGTAGTTGATCCAATGATACTTGCTAGCGCTGAGGAATGCGTGTTGACCTTCGAGGTTGGAATGTGCGATGAATTGCATCCAAAACCTCCTCTTCATTCTCTGGGCAGATGAAAGCTGCGAATGACATGTTGTCTAGCAATTCGACGTAGTACTTCTGATTAGGCTGTTCTGGTGAATCCATCTCAGCCTTAACTTCAAGCGCAGCCCACAAGTCATGCCAGAGGATGAGAAGATCTGGAAACCCTTGCATGTAGCCCGAATCGTTCTTGAGAACTACACAACCAGGGAAACGATGCTTTAACTCGGTGATGAGTCTTCGCTGATAATCTCGTTCAAGCATAAAACCCCTCCAAACTCAAAAATTTTAGGGTTTGGATGAGGTCGTACCTGCATCCTTCTATTACAATCGTTGTTTTCTACGCGAAAATGATCTTGAAGGATTTGGACCGCGAAAATACCCCCTTGTCAGAAATCATGACAGTTTGGTTCCAAAAACTTTTTTGTATTTCTGTTTTTTAAGAAATATTTTTAGTTTTGGAGTCAAAACTGACATGTTTCTGTCATAAGAGGGTATTTCCGCAGGTCAGAGGCGGTTTGGGCTTTGCAAAAATGATCTTGGTAAATGTATCGTCGCAGGTCAGAGGCTTGTCACTTTTTTTGAAAGTGACAAGATTTTTCATAAGGAGTGCTTTTTTTCGTTAAAATTGCGTTTTTTCTGCAAAGAATGCAAAATTAGCCTGTCAATTAACGAATTGCTTGTCAGAACGAAATAGTTCAAAATTTCGTATTTTGTGTCCAATCTGTCGATGCGTCCGAACGCTTGATGCCAGTGTTTGTACGAATATGTCAAGCTGTACAAGACCATGGTATCAGTAGACGTACAGTTCCATCCTTCGGACCCAGCGGCGTATTGCACAAGGTAAATCCACCGCTCTCCAGTGGGCACTTCTTCGTGTTTATGGCCGTTCCACTCCGCTACCTCGACTACGGACGACAGGGTACGAAGGAGCTCCAATTCGTAATCGAAGTTGTAGAAGACAATAAGTCTGTCATGAATCTCCAGAAGATCATGAACTGCCCCAAGCCTCGCAGGATCAGTATTAACGACTCTACGCCCAACTCTGTACATCTCTGCAACGTCCTTAAGAGGCCTGTTCTCATAGACATTCCAACGCCTCTTCCAGACCTTGTCAAATAGTTCACAGTCGAACTCCATGTCGACATAGTGCACCTCCCGTTGGGTTGTACGACCGTCGAACTGCATCTCCACCAAGACCTGGGAGCGGAGCTGGAGGAGCTTACGGACCCCGAGAACCTTCTCTACTTTCGGAAACTTCGAGTACGAACTATACACAATATGTTCTCGCTTGAAGTGCGTCCTATTCTTATAGAACCCATTTGCAACGAAGACGGGTATATAATCCAGCCACGTGTCCCCAGGAGTAGCAGAAAGTAGAATCCAGTTGTTCCTCTTTGCAATAGTAAGAAACGACTTCGTCCAACTTCCACTGCCCACAAGCCTCTGCTCGTCGAGAATAAAGAAAGCATTCTCCACCTCCACGTACTTATGCAGGTTGTTCCATGAGTCGATCGTCAGTACACCGGCTACCGTGGCGTCAGAAGCCCTGCCGATACCGAAGCGCGCAAACTCGGTAAGCCAGTCAAGGCTATCTCTCTTCTTGGCCGTAGTGATGACATAGACGTCCTTAGGCGCCTCGTTGTCCATATAGTACGCAGCAGCAGTACGAGACTTACCCGTACCTACACCACCCCATAAGACGCATCCATTATGCATCCTGTCGAGGGCGTCTTCTTGGTGCGGGGCCAGTAGTTTCATGTCACCACCTTTATCTAGGGCCAGGGCAACCGTCAACATCCACTTCGAGACCTTCACTATCATAATGATCAGAAAGAAGATGTGTCCCGTCCAAACAAGTACCCCAAGGAAGAAGAACCCTCTCCGCTTTACACTTTAGGCAAAGATCACTTGTCGGAAGGAATTCTCGTTGACCAATGTTTGGGAACCAAGTATGACCTTTTCTTTCGCACTTACTCTTAAACAGCTTCATATCATATCCTTCCTAAGCAAAAACCCTAAATCCTTGTAGGGATATAGGGCTTTGAGCTACTTCTTTTAGGCGTTCTTTTCGGCGCGCTTGGCCTTGATCTTCTGGTACGTGTTCACGATCCCGCCGATCGCCAGCAGCGTTCCGAAGGATGCGGCAACGCCCACAGCTGATACGGCTGCGGCCTTGCCCATCTCCTTCATGAGCGATGGGGTCTCGGTGGTCTCGAGCTCGTTAGAGGTCTCGGACATAGTGCACTTCCTTTCACGGTGGTGGGAGTGGGTCTCATTACAACCACTGTTTTTTACGCGAGGTCTTCCTCTGCAAGGACCTGCTCAAGAGCGTCCTTAGCCTTCATGAGCAGGAAGATGCGCTTTGTCCACTCCTCCTCGCGCTCGAGGTTGAGGAAGATGTCGATGGGGGTCTTCGACTTCCATTGCCGGTCCATCTGCTCCTGAGCAAGGCGCTCAATAGTCTCCTGGCACTGGTCGATCATGTCCTGGACTTCGTTCATCAAGATCCCCAGGTGCTTAGATCGAATATGACATCTTCATATGCTTCGGCCTTACCTTTTAGCCGGAGCACTTCAAAGAACTTCTTGCTCATAGTCTTAGGCGGCATATTGCCGCGTTCGATCTCACTTAAGAGTTTGTCAACCTGGTCTAGACAATCGTCGCGGGAAATGACGAGTGTTCGAATAAGAACCTTTTTACGCATATCATGCTCCTTGATAGTGGTTGAAGTACCAGTCGTATGTGTGGGTGAAGATATGGAGCGCGGTCTCAATACCGCGGATCTCTCCTTCAGTGCCACCAGTAGTCTTAGCGTTCGCCAACTCGGACTTGAGCCACTGAATGGGCCTTTCGTCTTTCTTGTTGGCGCCGTTGATCGTGTCGAGAGCAATGTCCAGACCATGGCGATATGAGCCTTCGGCCTTGTCGCGCTCGTCCTCGATCATTTCGATGATGCTAGGGCCTGCGTAGTCATACATATTATGCTCCTTTGAAGGGCGGGTGGGTTGGAATATGAGGGGCGCCGTCCGCCGCGAGACGGACTGTGGTCTTTTATACCCAGGCAGCTTCCCCACTGCCGAGGCCCCTCCTAACCAAGTATAAAGTGTGCAGGGCACAATCGCTGCCGTTTAAGCCAGGCGTCTCCGCTAATATAATCTGGCCCCTGCACAGTCGCTCGCTCGCATCTGTCAAATGCGAATTGGGCTCGGAACTTGACAAGGTGTCCTTACCCTTCCATCCCTCACGGGTAAAACGACGAGCCGGTTTTTTAACTTCTTGCGCTGCGGGCTAGCTAAGCCATCGCCGCCTTCGGTGTTATCCTTCACCGCTCACGTGGGTCAAGGCTGCGTTGACGAGAATTGGGGTGCACACCCGTTTCTCTACCTTGTATTAAGTTCCCGAGCTACTGGACCCCCACCGCTCTGAGCCTAAGAACTGTTTAGACTCGCTCAGACGAGTTACTTGTTCTTGCGCTCAGGCGTTACAAACAAGTACGCGAATGCTCCCACTGCTACGGCGAATGCGAATGCGCCGACAGTACTGACGGTATCACGACCGACCAGTTCCTTCATTTCTTTCACCTCCATATAATTCGGACGGCGTTACCCGTCTCCTTTTTCTTTCTTCGAGCGATCTTCAGCGCCTGGAACCAGGAGTTACCTTTGTAGACGTGCTCCCAACCCCAGTCCTCTAATCCATCAACAAGGTCCATGATGCACCAGAGTTGAACTTCCCAAGTCCATCCCATTATACATCCAACCTGTTGATCGTATCTACGATCCGATCCTGCATGTCCTTCTGCTTTTTTGTGATACTCTTGAAGATACGAGCCACTTCTGATGACGGGTCGAAGTCCTTCATCAGCACGGCGTCTTCAACCTCGAACTGATCATCTGCAAACTCAGCCTTCATCACAGGCTCAAGCAGATTCAGTAGAAGCTCGAGTTCCTCAGCCGTCTTTATCGTCGCTTTCAAGGCAAGATCAGCCTGGATAATGACGTTCGAAGCCTGCTTAGCGGCGCCCGAAAGACGCGTCTCGACAGATTTCGGATACTCTAAGTCGGTCGGGTATTGGTGCGCGGGCTCGTTCCAGTCGAGTCTTTCCCGGTTGATCTCCATATCAGCGCTCCTTCTTGTCCCAGCTACGCCGCTTCTGCTTGAGCTCGACGTACTTGATGTATCCACTAGGGGATATTCCCCTCTTCTTGGCCTTCTCCTCGATCTTCGACGGGGAGTAGCCGTACGTTCCCTTGCCCATTGGAGATCTCCTTCTCTGGGATATGGTATTCTGATTCATACTTGGAGGACACGATGATTGAAGTCATAACGAGTCCGAATATGGTGCCAAGAGCAAAGATAGCTACGCCGACGAGGATGCTCACTTACGCCTCCGCAGGGGCAAAGGCGCTCTTGAGAGCCTCTCCAACGTTGCCGATCCGCTCCCAGCCCGATTTGAATGCGCTGTCCGAGAAGATCTTGAAGCCCTGCTCGCTCTTGAGAATCCAGTTCCCGACGGAAGCTCGAGTCTGCTTGGGGTCCTTCGGGTGCAAGACATCGACCTGGATGAACTTCTTGCCTGTGATGTTGTGCGTCCGGACATCGCCCTCACACCACTTGGCGACCTCGTAGAGGTTCTCCTCGGTGATCTGGACTGCCTCAACAGTGAGAGGCTTGCGCTGATAGGTCTGGGTCATCATAATGATCCTCGCGGGGTTAGTTGTGAAATCTGCTGTGTAAATTGTCTTCACTTGAAGGAGAGGCCGTTGTCATCGTCCATAGCCGGGTTGAGGTCAGCGTACTTGAGCTCGAGCGGGTCTTCCTGGATGGTGACATAGATAGACTGGAGATAGGCCTTGACTCCGGTCTTCCCACTCACCGCCCACTCGTAAGGACGCACGATCAAGTCGACGTTGAGAATCTCGGCCCAGTCAAGAGCTCCGACACTGTCCTCGTCGAGATTCGTACGACCACGGGATGTGATCATGACTACCCGAGGCGGACGGCCCTTGAAGTTCACGGCAACAGTCAAATATGGCTGCGGCTCGTCCCCTTCCTCACGAGGCTGGAGGACCTTGACATTCCAGCCGTCCTGAGACATTCGGTCTGCCGTCTTCGGGTCGAGAAGGACTGCGAAGTTGCGGTCACCCTCTCGGTTGTACTGACCTTCCTTGCCGGAGAAGTTGCGGAAGATGATCCGCACTCCCTCCATAGTGACGTTCTTGTCGTCGTATGCCATGTCAACTGATCCTTTCATATGTCTGACGGAAGATCCCTGGCTTGCAAGGATAGAACTCTCCTGCAACGCCACGAATTACATAGTCTCCAGTGATGACCTTCATATCCCCTTCAAGAGTCTTGATTTTAAAGGAGACAAGACGCCCGTTCTCCGTGATGACAGAGCATTCACCTTCGTATGAGCGAATCCATTCGGCGATCTCTTTTGCCGTGGATACATTTGAATGCTTTTTTGCCTCGATGACGACAGGCTTCTTGCGATAGAGTGCCATTACTTAGTCCTCTCCTTATACCCGATGCTGTAACCCTTAGTCTCTTCATTGAAGATGGGGTAGCTCAGGCCAGCATTATTGAGATTGATTTCGACGTTGGCTAGGTTGATACCATCGAAGTCTTTAGCATCAACCGTAGCCTCGCCGATTACTTGTCGCTGTCCATGCGCATAGATAACGACCGGGACCTTCTTTCGCATCAGCCCTCCACTAGACGATCAAAATCACCGAATTTGCTGATTGTGCTAATCGCGTCGTCGACGAGCTTCTCGAAGTAGGTCGTGTCGATCCAGTACTTATCTGGTGTCTGCTTGTATTGCTCTGCTTCGACCCAGAGATAACCCTTAGTGCCTGTGACCGCGTATTGCTTATCGTCCTTGATACGGAGAAGCTTTGCTCCATTGTCAAGAACAGGGATGAACCGTCCCGTACGTCCCACGAACATCATGTCGTGGTCAAGACCAGCAGCTCTATCCCAATCGAAGTCGAGATACATAGCGCCCTGAACGACACTTCGTGCCTCGCAATAGTCATCGAGCGTGATTGCTTCATGACTGAACAACTGCTTGAAGACGTAGGGGTGCTGGAATTGCGCACCGACTGCCGTCCACTTGTCGCCGTCCTTAGCCACGTAGACCGCGTCGTTGACAAGGCAGAACTTGTCGTAGGTCGCCTCCCACTCGAATGTGTATCCGTATTTCTCACCAAAATCCATGACCAAAGCAGCAATAGCCGCATCTCCATTGGGGATCTTGATCGAGTCGGTCTTGATATGAGCGACCTGGTAGCCCTTCTCTTGCACGTAGTGCTTCAAATCGATCATGAACAAAGCACCACGCTTGGCTACGATATTGTCGACATTACGATTGTCACGGAACGGGTTGTCGAATTTGGCACTGGTGAGGCCATAGACGATATTGATGACAATCTTCAAAGCATACGAGAGCGCCTCAGCCTCTTCGGGGTTGTTAAGATAGGGGCCGAGCTTGCCGCCCAGCATGACCTTGGCTGCGTCGTAGTCCTTGTGCTTGATCGCAAGACGAGCCTCCTTGAGCGCAGCGAAATTCTCTGTGTATTCGCCAAATAGATTGAGTTGCTCGATCGAGGTCGGGTGCATCGAGGCGACATCGAGGAGGATGACATTGTCATAAATGCCAGGTTCCGCATAAACGTAGCCACCCTCGCCGACGGTTTCTCCTCGATACGTGCTAACCCCCATGTCGTATTCGTAACCGGGGAACTGCTTGCTGAGATCCGTGTACTCAAACCCCTTCGAGGCATCCTTGTCTCCTTCGAAGATGATTTTGGCAGTGTGCTGCTGAGTGCTCGAGTTGATCGACAAGCCGGACAACTCTGCCAGGATCTTACGAGCGACAAAATCCTGAGCCCTGTCCTTCAAGACAGCCTCAGTAGCCATGACGTCATTGACGCAGTACTCGACTACCTTGTCGACCATATCATCTGGGACTGGCTGGTCCCAAGGCAGATCCATCTCCATATGGTGGATACCGAGATCGATCTCCCACTTCTTGAGGCTCTGCTTGATCGATGCAAAGTCCCAGATATCGGCGTAGGAGAGGTTGTATGCCTCTCCGAACATAGCCTGTCGGTTATTCGCGATGATCTTCTGCGAAAGCTCGAAAAGCTTCTGATTGTCGTAGCCCAGATAACGGGCGTAGAGAATATGGTTGTCATATCGGCGGTTGTTGAAGCCAACAAGCTTGAACTTGAAGAGCTCCTCAACCTCGTCCGGACCAGGATTGACCATTCGGGCAACCGTAGGACTATCCTCGAATTTCCAGCATACGACGAAGAGGTTTGGATACACCTCGACATCATAAATGACAATTCGATCGTCCTTTGGTTTTACTTCACCAGAAGACTCCCCCGGGCTATTTTCAGAACTGAACTTCATGCTTTGAACGATCTTGATGCACTCGAGAGCCTTGTTGGTGCTGTTATTTGCGAAAGCGAGGACAGACGCCCGCATATCAGTAAGGTCATAGACCATCTCAGATGAATATGCCTCATCGAGGATCTTCTTGATGAAGTCGATGGAGGGCTTCGTCCCTGGATGGATCTCCTTGCGCAGATTGCGTCCGATAAGGTCACGAAGACCCTTTTCGGACTTGATAGTGTTTGTGTTTAGCACCTTCTTCTCCTTAGTGAGTAGACCGCTCGAGAGGACGTTAACGGGTAGCGCATTACACCTAGTCAACTTGCGACGAAGTGATGCTCCGCCCTTATAGACTTTGACCTCGATGCCTTCTGTGAAATTACTATCGAGAATTGAAACGTCGCCCTCGTAAATATAGTGCAGATGCACACCTCCACCAGACTTGCTGATTTCAGCGTAGGTTGGAGGCCACATGCTCGCCTCTTCAAGATTACGTTCGAGATCCTTGCCACCTCTAGGCCCACGCAAGTCGAAGTCGATGACAATATGCTGCTCAGGAACCTTGACGAAATGGACCTTGCGTGTGTCGATATCGCTCAGTGTCGTCTTTACACGAGACCAAGCATACTTAGGCACGTCGTCTTCTGTGGCGTATTGCGCAGGATAGTCGGAGTATTTATCGTCAAATGGGGATATAGTCTCTTCCAAGACGAGCTTGTATCCGTCATCCTCGACGATTTCTTTGAACTGTCCAGGCATCTTGAATCCGCCGAACCAGTTCCTGTACACTTTCCCATCAAGCGACTTGCGCTCATTGAATTCCTCAAAGTATGTCTTGAGTTCTTCCCTGAACTTGTGCCTGGGCAGAGCACGCGAGTTGTTGTTCTCCTCGCAGTACTCCTTGTACATCTTCCACGCCTGATCGAGCCAGGTGAAGTCCTGAGACTTGAAGACGTCATAATTAGCCTCTACGAAGTTGTAGAACACATTCGTCTTGAGCATCATCTTGGTTGGGACGTAGTCGCGATAGTGGTTTGCGCCCATGGTCTTGAACACGTCAAGACAATGATACGCAATAGCCCCGTGCTCAAAGCGGATGCGCTTCATCAGAGCCTCGTAGTGTGAAGGACTGAACGTGTCCCCTGTAGGCTCAACATCAATCATCCTGCGAATAAGACCTGAGTTCTGGTCGGTGATACTGACCGGCGAGTTGGTAGCCATGAACAGCATCGCCTGAATACGGGCCTGATACGCAGTCTTGTACTTCTGGTTGATGACGATGTCCTCGTGAGCAATCACCGAATTGAGTTTGCTATTATCGGAGATACGAGACAGGTCAGTATCGTGGTCAATTGCGATCAGAGGGAAAGATTCAAAGGAAGCCATAGAGAAGTCCTTGTTGGCGTTCGCCATGTCGGCAGCTCTAAACGCAGTCCAATACCCATGGAACATCTCTTGAATGATGTTGAGTACAGTCGACTTTCCCTTGCCACCCTGACCGTAGATGACAATGCACTTCTGAAGCTTCTTGGAGTCTCCAGATACTAGCGCTCCAATAGCCCACTCGAGTTTAGCTTTCTCGGTTGGGCTATAGAGTTTGTTCATCAACTCGTCCCAAGCCAAGTGCTCGCCAGGCTCAAGTGTGTAAGGAAGTCTGAACGAAGCATAGTCCTCGCGCTTAGGATCTGTGTTCGCCCAAACGACGTTCTGGTTCAAGGGTTTGTAGTTGTCGTCGACAACCTTGCACAACTCACGAAACTTCTTGAGCACACCACTGTCTAGAATCCCCATATAGAGTGGAGTACTGCCTGATGTCTCGCCGACGTGCTTACGGATCTCCATGTCCACTTGTTCGGTCAGACGATATGAGTCCGTAGACCAAAGCCCCTTGTCAGCATCCCAAAAGGCATAGAATTTGGTCCCTTGCACCATTAGATCTTTAGTTCTATTTGTCAAGAAGTCGGGGTAGACGTCAACCCGGCCGTTCCTAGATCTTGTACTGATTTTAAAGAAATCCACGTCTACCTCCTTTCGCGCTCCATGACATAAGCCTGCATCTGGAACCAGATTTCTACCTTAGTCTGGTCCTTTGTCGGCCTTTTGAGTGGAAATAGTCCGCCTACCCCATCGATGTCGTATGTACGGAAAGTGATTTGGTCGGTCACCTCCTCCACCAATGCGGGTAGGTTTACTTGGTATGCGTCGTTGCACTCGCTCAAGCCCATGTTGCCAATGAGTTCCCAAAACCAGTACTTAGGATTGCGTTCGTTGACAAATGCGCACCGCCTTGCAAGGGCGACGAGCATCTCAAGATATGAGCAACCCTGGTCCATCCAAAGCGGGTCGACCTCCGGGATCTCAGCATCGTACAAGAACTGGTATCGCAACTCACGTCCGTCATCTACTCGGGCGTCATCGTTAGGCACGAACCAAACGAATTCAGTTGTGAACAGCGCTCGCATGAGATCCCAGTAGGTCTTCCGCGAATCCTTGACTCTGGTGTTTGCTACTTGGCTGTAAAGCCAGACGAGATACAACTCATCGAGAGGTTTGCTCATCAGTCATCGTCGTAGTCCCGCATACGAAGAACTCGCTTGCGGTCTCCGCCCACGTTATGCTGGATGAAGCCAAGCACCTGCTCGGTGTACTTGCCATCGTTCTTGACAATTTCAAAGTCGATCTCCATCTTCTCATTACGAATGTAGAGGATGTTGGGATCGCCTGAACCGTATCCGAATCGCAGGAGATTGTCTTCTCCAATGACTCGCTCAATGTCAGGAATATGCTCGTCCTTCTCATCGGCGAGTACCTCATCCCCCTCGAACCAGGTGAGTGTGACCATCTGGTTATCGGAGTGGAAGAACTCATCATGCTTGATGATGAATGGCTTACCCCTTTTGCGCTTTGCTTCTTCAGCGTCCTCATCGATCTCGTAGTCAAGAGCGTCCGTCCAGACGTTCTCGACAATCTCGATGCGATCGCCGTTCTCGTCGTCCGTGACGTACTCCTCTTCTTCGATGATCTCAGTGACCTCAGTCATGATGATGGACTGAGCAGCATCCATAGGGGAGGCGTACTGCTTGGTACTGATCGATGAGAGGAACTTCTCGGTGTTCTCGACCTCATTTGCTACAGCAAGGTCGAACAGATCGTCATAACGCTTCTTCATGATGAAGTACGTCGACGCTGTGGTCCCGATCGCCGTGAATACGATCGCCGACATTGCCAACCATCGAGGAACTGGAGCCGTGATATATGCCTGGATGTCCATATCTACCTCTCAATCTTATTGTAGACGATGCCGTCGACGTTGAAGTCGAGTAGGACGCTCTTCTCTACGCCATTGACGAAGGCACGAACCTCGTCTGTGTGGTGGTTGAAGATGCCGAAGTCAACATAGTTGTCGCCATCCTCGTACATCGTCCAGCCGACAATACATCCTGCGGTAGTGCGAGGAATGCCAAGCAGGTCATACACGTCGTTCAGAAGAATATGGCCCTTGCTGTGAAGCACGTCGTTGGCCCACTGCTGCTGGCAGTTTAGGAACATCAAGTTGTGCTCAGCGCTGCGAGTCCAATTGGGATTAGCCTCGTCGAAGAACTTCGCATACTGCGAGTAGTCCTTCTTCGGCGGCTTCTTCTTCGCCAGCTTGAGAAGGTCGGCATCCTTCTGAGCCAACTCCTTCTCAACGTGGTAGTGAAGCTCACGCTCTCGCTCTTCCCCGATCGCGTCAGAGACCCGCGTGCGGTAGAGCTTGTACGAGCGCTCAAGAGCCGTGTAGGCAACGGTCAGAGCAGCATTGCGCTTGCTGAGAATATGGTGCGACCCAGTCAAGCACGCGATGCCGATGCCTCCGACGATGACCGCCGGCCCATACAACTTGGTGAGGTTGACGCCGAGCTCGATGTAGGCGAACGACTTGTCCTTAGTCCGCTCCTGCTCGGTGTAGAAGTCGGAGTGCTCGATCTCGTTGATGTCGTCGATGTTGCTGCGGCTGTGGTCGATAACGTCCTCGACCTTGAGCGTCGCACGGCTGGCCAGGATGGCGCCACCAACGACACCAGCAATACCAACGACGAACAGAACGTTGGGGCTGATCTTCTGAGCTCTGAGAGTTGTCTTGCCTACTGCTCGAGTAATGGTAGTGATGGCACTCATGGCTTCTCCTTATCGGTCAAGAACTTCGGGGCGAGGAAGGTCAAGCAGATACCCATTGCGTACTCGGCTTACACCCGCAGAACGCATATCGGTCCAGCCATACTTCTCATCGGTGAAATCGCCGGTCACCCCGACGAGCTCATACAAGTCACTAACTGTCGCCTGTCCATACCTGTCGCACAGGTCGTCCAAACGCTCTACGACGGTCTCTGCCTCCATTCGAGTCTCGAGGATGATCTCGTCGAAATTGTGCGCAGACTTTGCCCTGCGACTTAGCTGGCGAGGCTCTTCCTTCTGATATCGAGACCCACCAGGCTTGCTGTAATTCGAGTAATTCGTGTAGCCGTAGTTGGTTTGAGTGCCAGGACGTCGCCTACTGCTCGGCGATCTCGAGTCGCCGAATAGCATACGCTCAATGCCCATGCTTACTGCGTCGGACAAGGTGTCCTTTACGGCGGGGATGAGAATGTCATATGCGACGTACCCCCACACAGACTGAGCGTCGCCTCCGATGAAGATGTCTCTGACCTTGCGACTGAGTGGAGTCTTACGCCTAACAACCTCACCGGTGACAATCTTTTCGACCGTCTCCTTGCGAATCTCAGTTTCTTTCTTGCGGTTATTGCTATTGCTTGGATAATCCATAATGGCTCCAGTTGAGAGAAACCCCAAACCCTTGTGGGGGTCTGGGGCTCGAGGCTACGCTACGGCGATTTCGTCTGTTGGCGTGTCTTCGGGAGTGAAGAGGTCGAAGAGTTCATCGATCATCTTGTCGGACCATTCTCCAGCACGATCTGCGACCATGCCACCGATCACCATGCCACCGATCTTCGCCTCGACCTTGTGAAGGGTCTTGGTCGGATTGATGTTGGCGTTCAGGGCACTGGCCACGACGTAGCTGGCAGAGATGCCGACGATGGATCTGACGACGGTCTTCGTGATCTTACGTGCGAGCATGACAACTCCTTATCTTGTAGTGTGGGTCTCACTATAACCCTTGTTTACAGTGCGAGTTGGGCACCTTTTGTGTAGCACCAGCGGGCGTTTAAGATTAGCCTCTGGACTAGGGCGAGACCCCAGGGGACGGAAGCGCCATCCCAAGAGACCCTGGCTAATCCCCATAGCTGTTAGAGCTGGGGGTTCTTGGCCTGGAAGTAGGCAATGAGCTCTTCCTGGGTCATGCTCTGGAGCTGCTCGTCCGTAAGATCTCGGACCGCGTTGTCGTATTCGGCGGAGCCCTCAGCGGGGATCTCAGGCTGAGCCGGAAGTTCGACAGTGGCAACAGGCTCGGGCTTGAGCTGGAGCTGCGCCTGCTCTGCCTGGACCTGCTCGGCCAGTGCTCGAGGCACCACGGCGTTCACGAATGCGGCTCCCGCAGTGGCGTCCGTAGCAAACTCCATGAAGATGTCCGAGAACGCGGCAGAGGACTGGAACTCCCTGCGAATATCATCAGACTTCTCGAAGCCATTGCCGACTCGCTTGCCGATTGCGAGGAGCAGGATCTTCTTGAAGCCGGCGATGATCTCCTTTCCGTCGTTGGCCTCGATGATTCTCTGCATCGCCTCAGCAAAGCCGTCCTTCTCCGAGACCTCAAGCTCCATGAGCTCGGCCTTGGTGAAGTTGAAGTAGAAGTCCTCGGTGACAGTATTGCCGTCGAAGTCTTCATAAGTGACAGTCTTCTTGTACATGATGGTCCTTTTCTGGGCACAAGTCTAAACCCCAAACCCTTGTGGGCTTGGGGCTTGAGCACTCTCTCTTATTGGGAGGGAATGTCGAGGTTACTCTGTGGTCTCGGTCTCGTCGTACGACGTGAGCTCCTGGGAGTCCTCCTCGTTGGAGTTGCTCCGGACCTTGACGATCGTGGCGAGGACCAGGGCAGTGGCAACTGCTCCGGCCCCGACCATGAATCGGCGGGTCTGGTAGAACTTCTTCTTGGGGGTTTCCTCGGGGGTCTCAACGTTCGTGATGACGATGGACTCGATGACCTCGGGGGTCTGCTCGGACATGGTGTTCTCCATTTCTAAGTGGGGTGAGTGGGTCTCATTACATACCCTGTTTTTTACGCGAACTACTGGAGTTTGTAGTAGTTGCGTACGGGTGCCGTGTTGTACTGGATTGCAAGACAGGGCTGCCCATCCTCAGAAATGACTGTACTGAAGCATACATCAACCATGTTGTCGTAGGTCCAGCCAACTTCTTCTGAATACTGCGTCCCGCTCAAGCCGATCCGGTCATAGAACTCCGTCAACGAGGCATAGCCACTGTCGAGGACTTGCTTGTTGACGTCGTTCATAGCCTTACGGACTGACTCCATACTACTCTTGAAGTATCGGCCAGTAAGCGTGTCGTAGCACATGACCTCGCCATTGCCTGTGATCACGACCTCCTTAGAACTCGGAGGATCGTTCGTCACACGGTCTTGCGCGATCTCGTCGCGTACAACCTTCGCCTTCTTCTCGCCGATCTTCTGGACCACCTTGTCACGGTACTCCTCGAACGCCTTCTCAGAAAGCGTATAGGCAGCCGCAACGGCTGCAGCACGCCGCGTTCCAATCCTATTCGCACTGATGATGGCAGTCACAGAGATAAGACCCATGACTGCAGGAGGAACGAATTCGGTCCAGTATTCTTTGGCGATATCAGTCGGCGTGAGGTACTCAGGCTCATTTCCCTCGAGCAAAGGCTCGTAGTGACGGGCATTGACGTCTTGACCCACACGGAAGAAGGCTCGCCCTGTGAGAACTGCGGTCATTACTGTGCCCGCGGCTCCAACCCCAGCCAAGATGGTGGGGGAGTTGTTGATTGCATATCGTTCGACTTGCTTCGCAATATCAATCAAAGTCATTGCGTGCCTCCTCTACGGCTTTGAAGAACTCTTCTGTGTCTTGATCGTTTTGGGGTTTGACAAGATATAGCACCCCATCAATCTCGGTGTAGTACATCTATAGTCCTTCCGGAGATGTGCAGTCCATGCAGGTGTCTTTGGTATTCGGGTCTGTCTGGAAGTCCATGATCTTGCCGCACCAAGTGCAAGGACGATACCCCAAAGGAATCTTCTCCCAGGCTTTCTCTGAGATCTGCCTCATGTTCGGCTCGTTCGGGACGTTTTTGATATCGAACTCGGTAAGCATGAAATGCTCGAACAACCACTTTGCGTCTTCCGGAGTTACTGGGTACTCGACAATATCGCTCATGCTGCGCTCGCTACTCCTTTGCGATAGTTACGAAAAGGTTAAACAACCTGTAGTTTGGTCGTATGCACGTCCGCACTACTAATTTGGTCGTATGCACGTCCGCATTGGTTGTTTTTATATGTAACTCTTTGCCCCAGCACGGAAATTCCATTCTGGGTAGTCACGGAAGTTCCATGGCTAATGAGTCAGATACAAGAAACAAATTGCGCCGAACCTGTGTGCACAAGTTTTATCGACGGCTTCCTGTATGCACAAGAAGCTTGGTTGTTTCTTATTGTATGAGCTGTTTATGCCGCGAGACAGATACGCTCAAAATGAAAGTTATTGACGTGGTCTCTTACTCCGTTAAGATGCTGCGAAAGATTTGCTTCTGACAAATCCATTGCAAGTGCTGCTGCTCTTTGCGAAGTAAAAACCTGTCCTGTTTCTAGGCAACGAACAACCCAAGAGGGCGGACCTTGTCGCAGGGAGTCAAAATAAGAAACCTTATTCAAAGTCGCGTTCTTCCCCAGCACGACAATGTCACGCTGGGCCTCCACGACAGTGTCACGGAGGATAGTTGATCCTGAATGGGTTCTCATTATAAGAGCTGTTATTCCCGCGAGGCCTACTCCGATGCCAAGACCAATATAGAGTTCTTTATGGTCTTTGATATGCTGCTTTACTCTGGCGTATGTCACGGCTTCTTCCTCTCTTCGGCACGCTTTTCCATGTCGTCCGCAATCTTCGTCATCTTGTTGGCGACATCTGATCCATGGCTAAGCATGAACCAAAGCGATCCTACGGAACCGAGAACCATTCCGATAACGATCATGATTAGATCGTGAATCATGGCTTCTTCCTCTCTTCGGCACGCTTTTCTGCGCGCCTTTGCTTGGCGTTGATAGTAGGGTCGTACCTACACCACGGACACTTTTCTCTGTCGATGCTAGCCGGGTCTCGAGGGGCTCCGCATCGACGACACATGGTGATCTTCTTCATTACAGTCTCCGCATCTCCCGAATGAAGATCCAGATGAGCCACAGACCTGCGGTGATGCAGATCATGAATAGGTCGAAAATGAAACTGAAGAACCCGTAGCGACGTACGGGCCGGCTGCTGACGAAGATATAGCGGTCCATCATATCTCCTTACTTGTAGTCTACGAGGATGAGATTCTGCTCCGGGTCACCAACGAAACTATCGGGGATCTTAAAAGTGGCGTCGAACGTCTGGGGAGTGACGATGGCCTGATCCACGTATCCGTGGGGGAACTGGACATCCTGGACATACCAATGGCCAGTGAGCGAGGCGTCGTGCCCCAGGTCCCAGTCGGCGATGGTGGAGACCTTGAGGATGTTGGACGCGGTAATGAGCATTGCCTTGGGCATGACTTCTCCTTAGAATATGGTCGAGGACAAAAGAAAAGAGAAGTGTCAGATCCGAGGGGATCTTCTGGGACATGGCTGTCTTCTTCTCATTACTATCCTTGTTTTCTACGCGAGGTCAAAACCTAAACCCCCTTTCGGGGGCAGTAGGGTTATCCGGTTCTCAAATCCATAGGGAGTATGGAACCTTCTCATACTAAGCCTTGATTTCTACGCGAAGAAAAATCCCAAACCCTTGCGGGCTGGGACTTGATCTCGTTAAGAGGATGTTAGCGGAAACGTCGCATTTCACGAACGAAGATCCAGATGAACCACAGGCCTCCGGTGAGGAGGACCATGACAGCATCGAGGATGAAGTTCATGACGCCATATTTGTGCATGACATTCCTTTCTTAGTAGGGGTCTCATTACAACCACTGTTTTCTACGCGAAAGGAAAACCCTAAACCCTTGTGAGGGGGGCTTAGGGCAGTGAGAACTACTTGGTTCCCATGATGGTTCGGCGTTCAACTTCCTTCTTCCAGACCTTTGCGTTCTGCCTTTCGGTGTTTGCCTGCATCACTCGGGCTCCTGCGAGAAGCAGGGCTCCGGCGATGACGGCTGCACCGAGCGGGTTCTGCTCGATCTGAATTTGGGCGGAAGTCTTGATTTGCTTCCAGTTCATGGTGGCTCCTTTTGTAGGGTGTCTCATACTAAGGGTTGTTTTTTACGCGAAAACCCCCGGGGTATTTTCAGAAAAACCTAAGCCTTGTAAGCTTAGGTAGGGATGCTACTTCATAGTTTCCTTTCGGTAGTATCTTATTATACTCCTTGTTTTCAACGCGAAACCTCAAACCCTTGTGGGGGCTTGAGGAGTGGATCACTCAGCGGTGACGACAAGCTTAGCTTCGTTCTTCTCCTGGACGGGAGCGTTGACGAGGACGTAGCTCGTGCCCTTACTCTTACCGTAGAGGAAGCTGATGCCTAGGAGTAGGCAGAGCGTACTGGCGGGTACGAGTAGGGGACGAACCTCCTTGCGCTTGTTCTCGAGTTTGGTCTTGAACTGGGCGTAGGACATGGTCGTATTCCTTTCTGTGTGGGTCTCATTATATGGATTGTTTTCCACGCGAGACAAAACCCTAAATCCTTGTAAGTGACTTAGGGCTGGGACTTACCGGGACGCGAATTGATACACGTCGAAGACAAGCTTCGTCGAAGGAAGTTCGAAGTACGTTTCAACAAGGTACACTCCAGGCTCAAGTGCTTCTGGATTGTCGTTGAAGAACTGGTTGAGGCAACTAATTGCCTTACGAGTTTTCCAATCGGTTTTTCCGTCAGGAATGAGTGGGAGGATTCCTTCTGTAACGACAAGGTACTTCTTGAAGAAGAATGCTTTAAACATGGTGATCCTTTCGTGGTAGGGGTCTCATTATATGAGTTGTTTTCCACGCGAGACAAAACCCTAAATCCTTGTAGGGATATAGGGCTGGGTAGACTACTCTTTAATAAGAGGTAGGCTATTGATTTTCTCGTAGATGTTATCCAGCAAATCGCCTTGGCGAAGATATGCTTCGATGAGGTCATTCAGCATCCTGCTCTGCGTTCTGATCACATGGGCCGAGTCTTCGACTAGGCGCTTTTCAGCGCTTGTCTTGGCTTCGGCCTCCTGTGCTAGAATGAAGAGGTTTGATGCGTCCTGAACGATCATCGCATTTTCGATGATTTTCTGGTTAAGATTTTCGATACTCATGGCTAACCTTTCTTAGTATAGGGGGTCTCATACTAATCAGTGTTTTCCACGCGAAAGACTAGAACCCTTGTGGGGGTCCTAGCCTGGGGACTACTGGTTGAAGACCAGGAATCGGGTGTTGTTCTTCACGTAGAGCACGATCTTGTTGGTGATGTGGTTGTTCGGGTCGTAGGCTTCGATGGTAGTTCGACCGAAGTCATCTCTTTCGAGAGAACTGATTCGATACATCGTTCCTGCGACCTCGAAGTGATCATCGACTGACAAGCCGCGCGCTTCGTAATACGCAACGTCCTTATACATGGTGGTCCTTTCGTAGTAGGGGTCTCATTACAACCACTGTTTACTACGCGAGGCAAAACTCTAAACCCTTGTGGGGCTTAGAGTTTTTAGTCCTTTCTCGGGTAGGATGTTACCGAAGCTTTTGGACGAAAGTCATCGCGGTGCGCGGGATGATCTGGGTTCTCTCGTACTGTAGTACCAGGACGATTCCGACGAGGTGTGCGCCGACGGTCAACCAGGTATCGGGGCTGATGCGCTTCTTGGTTTCTGCAACCTTGAGTGCGTGCAGCTTGGACAGGCTGTTGACGACGTCGTCGTAGTTACCCTCGGAAGGGTCGATGGTCTCCATGTACTGAAGAACCCTTTCGATTTCCGCGTTTAGCGAACTTGTTTGGGGCTTCTGAAACATACAAACTCCTTTGTTAGGTCTCACTATAATCCTTGTTTATAGTGCGAACTCTAACTAAGAAGCAGTATTGACCTTGAGGACGATCTTACTAAGATCCGCAGGGTCCTTGTCCAGAACAAGATCAGTCAGAGCAGTACCGTCCGTACCAGGCACAGCCGTGATTGACCCATTGTACGCTGCATCCGAAGCGTCGTAAGACTTCTGTGCAAATCCGATGAATACACCGAGGAAGGTGTCGAGGGCAACGATTGTGCCGACGACTTCAGGTCCACCAGGGAAATGCCAGAGAGTTGCGAGCGCCAAATATAGCGTCGCAAGAGCAGGGAGCAGGACACGCGCCACCCACTCGAGGATGGTGTACGCCGAGTCCGTAAGCCACGGGTTCTTGACCGGCGCAGTGCCGGGAACTTCGTGATCTCCAGTTGTGTTGCTCATGATTATCCTCTCTACTGTTTCCAAGTGCCATCGACGTTATTGTATCGAGTGGCAATCTTCCAAACTCCGCCAACGTTGACGTAGATAATCGCTGGTTTCCAAACGCCAGCGACGTTGACCCAAGCACCTTCTAGGGTAGTGAATGATTTCCATGCGGTAGGCGGCCCATACCCATTGGGGTTTCTAGCCTGAATACGGGCGTAGTATGTCGTGAGCGGAGCCAGACCCTGAACAAGAAATGGAGCAGGGTCCCCAGGATTGAACTCGGTGTCAATAACTCCGACTTGAGACTCAGTCATACTAGTATTTACTCGAATTCTGAACTTATCAACGGCAAGTCCGCCGTCATCCGAGACAGTAGGCTTGGTCGTCTCGAACGACGTTTGCCTGATTCTCGAAATACTCCAAGACTCGTCGGGGGCATGGGGCGCAGCACTACCAGTCTTGACAGTCTTCCATGGACCCCACGCAGACCAATACCCGCCTGCGTTGTGGACCCGGATACGATAGTAGTATGTCGTGTTGGGAGTGAGTCCTGTAGCGGTGGCGTCGCTATACGTACCAGGCCCGAAATATGACGCGCCTACGTCACTGGCGGAGGTGTTAACCTCCATCTGGACGTTGTTAAGAGCAGTCCCGTTACCATTTGCGGCGATGCCGGAGATAACGAAACTAGAAGCAGTCACATCCACGTCAATAGGAGCGTAATTGGTATTCGTCAAATATGGTGCTAGGTTCCCCCCGTCAAGAGCAAACGTACCACCGACAGTGACTCCAACGGCCTCAAGTCCGGATACGGAAAGGCCTACTGCGCCATCACCATACAACTGGAAGTTGAACGCCCATACAAGTTTGAGACCTCCGCCGGCACCAAACACAACCGGGAGGTTAACGCCGCTATGGGCGCCATCGTTTCCACCAACAGCCCAGGAGTTTACTGAGTCTGAAATATAGTTGTCTACTTCGAGATAGAGTTTTCCATCGTAAATGGCTTGGGTACGGTCTGCCGTGTACGTCACTGTGTGATCGCAACGAATGCGGCCCTTTACGCCGCCGCCGACCCATCCGCTATACTGGGTAACCATGACGATTACGGAGTGTACTTGAAGTAGACGTCCCCGTCAACACCACCAGAAGGAGCTGCGGTGCCCCTTGTCATAGCTCCAAGCAGACCTAGGCTCGTCCTAGCTCCAGCCGCCGTAGTAGCGTTTGTGCCGCCACGGTTAACGGGCCAAGTCGCAGGGATACTGGTCTTGACGTCCGCGACCATATCGCGCGTCTTATTAATTTCTAGATCACCGTCCTTGACTAGCCCGGTGCTACCAGAAACCAGAGTGAGTCCAGCCGCAAGTGCGGCATCGCCAACAGCCATTTCTCCTCCTTACATACTGTCCCAGACTTCAGTTGTGTAGATATCCCAGTACTTTGACGCAGAGACTGCGTCCCAAGCCCCAGGAGTCACAAGAGAGTCCACTGTAAGCGTAGGGTAGTTTTTCTCGCCCTCGCTGTTTGAAGTAAAGATTTGCTCAGTAACACGCATCTGCATAAGGTCGCCAGATTCGCTTCGCTTCTCGACAAGGTCACCAAGCATGTAGTCGGTCCCGTAGACATAACTGTTGGTTTGCGGGATCTGTCCATCGAAGACCTTGGTAATACGGCACTTAGCGAGCTCCTCAGCACCACGCTGGTCCATCTTGTTATTCAAGGTTGTGCCGGCAACATCTGTAATGTCACTGGCGTCAACGACAAGGACCTTACGGGCAAAACTGGCTGTGGACGCGTCGGTGGTTCCGGCATAGACTACACGATAGCCCGGAGCAGTTGTATACGCTGGAGCGTAGACATGAGCCACGTTCTTATACGTCTCGGACACCGTCAACTCAGTGGTGTCTGTGAGATTGTCCAGCATGGGACTAAATATGACTGCTGGCAGAGTAGACTGTGCCGACGTGCGATCGTAGCCGGTGTAGATCTCGAAATATAGTTTGCCATCATCATTAGGACAAATCAGACGAAAACCAAGACGGTACAACTCGCAGACCTGCCTAATAGTTTCGTACAAGTCGCCGAGTGAGGTCTGGATGAGAGGAGTCTCGATAGGCTCCCCCATCCGTCCCGACGTCGGAGAATATGTCGTTGCCTGGATATACGGCGAAAACCTGTCTGTGGTCACTGCCGCGGTTGGGCCACAGATACTCGCAAACAAAGTCCTAAGAGCAGCAGCAGGCACTTGCGACCCAGTCGTTATCTTAATTGGTTCGGTTACAAGCGGCACGGTTGGATAGCCGTTGGGCCTATCCCTCATCTTTGCTTCTAGCGTCTTGCCTTTGATGACGAGAAGACGCTTTCCATTCTCTTGGAATTTGTTTTCAACCGAGTCGACACAACCCACGTACTGAGACTTGTCGATCTTGATGAAAGTACCCTGACCCTGGAGAGCCGGCTCAGCAAGTGCCGGGTCAATATCAAGTTGGAAATCACCGAAGGCTGCGTACTTTTCCGCCCAGATCATGGACTCGTAAGACTCCACAACATCCGTTCGGTAAAGACCAGAGTCGAGAATATAGACCTCCATCACAGACCTCCGTACTTAGGTGTGTAATACAAAGAGAACGGGATCGCTGCTCCTGTCACACGCACGCGATAGTAGTTGTCGCCAGGCCAAAGAGGACCCCATTTTGATGTGGCGCCCACAGCGTACAAGATGGACGATGGTACGCCACCTCGTGTAAGGGTCGCGTACTTCTTTTTAAACTCTGTACTAATCGTGATGATATCGCCGCTTAGAAACGCGGAAGATGGAGTAATGTCCATCTGTGCGACTGAAGCGTCCGGACGCCGATTAGAAATCGAGATCCCAGTGACTCCAACACGGTTGATTGTCATCACGAATCGATAACCGGTTTCAACATTGCCAATCAAAGCAATAGTCTGTTCAGTTGACGCATCGACTGAGTTTCCAGAAACCGGTAGTTCAGCCGGTCCACTGAAGTTCGGATCGAAGCAGATAAGACTGATCGTGATCTCGGGATCTTTGGTGAAGAGCGAGGACTCGCAAGACTCGACCTGCCCTAGGATAGAATATGAGAAGACGTCATCGATGTAGAACTTGAGGTTGACGGTGTTCTTCGGCATGAAGTACGCGTAAAGCGTGGCTCTCAACTGCGCTACCGTAGAACCGCCGCCGTAATATGGTTCCATTCCGATCTTCAGGACAATGTTCCTGCTCTCGCGCTTAGCACTCTGGAACTGAGAGCCGTCCAGTTGTGCGAAACTCGAAGAGGTGATCGTTGACTTAACCGGATCAAGTCCCTCAATCTCCTTGATTGTGTATCCTGGAGTTGACGGCTGAAGAGGGAGCGAAAGAGTGTGACCCTGAAGGTCTTCGACATCGATCTTTGTTAGCATCAGTTACCCAGCGCTCCCTTCAGAACTGAAAGTTGATTCTTTGTCTGCCGGTAAATATCCGCCGAAGACAGAGCCTTGGGCGAGTTGTTGATCTGAGTGAGTTCTACGACGTTACCTGCCTGTTGCTGGGCCGTAAGGGCCTCAATGGCGGCCTTAGTAGTCTCCAACGCACTATTGGTAGCGACTGCGCTACGAGTGCTTACAGAGGCTTGTAGAGCCGACGTACCAAGCATTCCGCTGATCTGACCTGCGTCCTTACGGAACTGGTCGAGGTCAAGAACAGGCGCAATGGTCGGCTGAACGTCAATATCCGACGATATGGCATCAGCAAGGCCGTTCATAGTCACCTTCATACTATCGATAGCCGTCTTTCCGGCACGCCTGGCCGACAACTCAACGACATTGGAGTTGGCGTCGATACCCTTTGCCAAACCGCGCATAGTGTGCGCACCAATCTCCGCAAAGACCTTGGACGGAGACTTAATTCCAAGCTCACGACGAATCTCATCAGCGATAGCCTTACCGATAGTCTTCATCTTAGCGACAAGATCTGCCATCTGAGATTCAAGACCCTCGACCAGACCCCTGGCAAGATCGACACCAGACTTGTACAATGCGTCAGCGCCACTCTTACCCAAGTCGTTGGCCGACTGGATAAGAGAGGTATCGATGTTGTTGAGCTCAGTAATTGTGGAACCACCAGCACGGAGGAGTTGATCGAGGAAGGGCTGAATCTCAGTTCCCTGCTCCATGAACTTCTTGTACTGGTTGTCGTCAAGGCCCAGCTTACGCAACTGCTCCATAGTAGCCTTGAATTTGATGTTGGCTTGCGTCGCATTTCGAATACTATTGAAGTAGTCGTCCAAAGACGAAGTAGCCTCAATTGTAGGCAGAGAACTGTACTTATCAGAAATGCTCTTGTAGTAGTCGTCGTAAGTCTTCTGAGCATCCTCGAGATTCTTCTTCTTGGTCTCGAGGTCGGCTGCGAACGTGTCGTATTGCGCAGCATAGTTCTGAAGCTTGACAATATCAGCCTTGTGCTCCTTCGAGACCGTGGCCCATGCCGCCTCAAGCTTAGCCTTGTCGGCCTTAGCCGTAGCAAGTTCTGCCTTAGCCTTGGCAAGAGCAGCCTTATTGGCAGCAGTCTTTGGCTTCTTCTCAAGTTCCTTAACCTTATCGGTTAGGTCCTTGACATCTTCCGCAGCAGCGTTCTTAGCCTCTCGAATACCATCTGTGATCGACTTCATGTTGCTGACTACACTGCTGTAGCCAGAAGTCAGACCCAAGACGAATCCCGCAACAACATCTTTACCCAGTTGAGTAAAGACCTTGGACGGCGAGTGAATTCCAAGGACCTGCTTGAAGGCTGCAATCATGCCATTACCAAGGTTCTTAATGAGATTGATTGGGCCATCAAACAGGCCTGTAACGCCGGCCGTAATGCCATCAACAATAGCCTTGCCAAGATCTTTTGTGGTTTGGTGGATGAGGTCCTTATTATCCTCAATCCACTTAGTGATGCCGGCCACAAACTTAATAAGGGTATCGCCAGCAGCGGTAATGATGTCCTTGGAGGCTTCCCCCATTCCCGCAATCCACTTGATGACGACATTCTTGCCATTTGCGATAATGTTTGGAAGATTGTCGCTGATTGCCTGAAGCAGACCATTAATAATCTTGAGACCAGCATCGGCAATCTTAGGAATGTAGTCGACAAGGAATTGCAGTAAACCATCGAGAATTACACCGACAGTTTTAAGAATCTTTGGTAGAAGTTCATTGATTCCGCCGAGAAGAGCCCCAACCAAAGTAACTAGAGCTGCAACCAATTCAGGAACAGCTTTAGCAAAAGCCTGAGCAAACGTAACCATCGACTGGTATGCTGCCTCACCGAGTTTCGGAAGAAGCAGAAGGAAGTCGTCGATCATTCCCGAAATAACAGGGAAGCCAAGACTGAGAATACCAACAATGACTGAGAACGCCATAGCGAATGCCAAAGCACCCAATCCAAATAGAGCAAATCCGGCGCCTAGAGCCATCAGTGCTACACCAAATCCGAGGACAAATGGAATGGCCTCGGCAAGGAGCATGGCAGTGGCTCCAATTACTACCAAAGCAACAACAATAGCCCCAATGCCGATAACCAAAGTCTTCAGGTCCATTTCGCCGAGAGTCTTGATGACTTGAGCCAGGATAAGAAGGGCTGCGGACACAATAATCATAGCAGCCGCGCCGGCAAGGACATCGGGACTCTTGCCTAAGATAACCAAAGCAACTGTAAGAGCCAGCAAAGCGAAAGACAATCCTTCAAGACCCTGGCCGAGGGCACTTTGGTCCATCGCACCGAGAGTTTGAATAGCTGGGACAAGGATACGAATAGCGACCGCCATTGCGATGATAGATGCAGCCACTCCAACCATTTCCGCTTGCACAGGCATAATGCGCATAGCCGCGGCAATACCAAACATAGCAAATGCCATAGCCTCAAAACCCTGACTAAGAACATCGGGGTCCATCTTGCCCAGTGCAAATATGGCAGCAGAAAGGATAGCGATGCTTACGCCCAAAGCAACGAGAGACGCTGCTACTCCGACAAGATAGGCCGCATTAGGTAGAATACGCATGGCTACGCCAAGGGCAACCATCATGAAGCTCACTGACTTAAGACCCTGGCTAAGAACTTCCGTATCCATCTTGCCCAACACAAATATGGCACCAACAAGAAGGTTGATGGCAATTGCTAGAGCAGTCATAGTCGCAACGGCCTTAACGATTGACGTTTCGGCTTCGCCCATGATTTTGAATGTTGCAATCAAAGAGGCCATAAGCCACGCCAAGGCTCCGCCAGCCTCAATCAGCTTGTCTCGCTCAATGGTCGAGAGGACCTTCATGCTGAGGGCCAAGATACCAATTGCGATGGCAATCTTGAGAATTGTTCCAGCAATAAGACTCTTCTGGTAACTCTCGAGGACACTCATAACGCTGTTAAGAACGTCAGAAATCTGCTTGAACACCTGAGCAGGACGAACAAGAATAAGCGTTACCGCACTCCAGATAGCCCTGATGACGGAGGCAATTACTGCAATTGCTGCGCCACCAACGGCAACCTTGAACATGTTGTACCAGTTGATGTTGTTGACAAAGTTCTGAAGTGTCTGAGTCAGGTTACTAGACCCGGCAGCAGCAGAGTCAAACGTGCTCTTCATCTGAGACCCGATGGACCCAAAGAAGCTGAGAACCTTCTGCCCTGCGGCGACAAGCCAGTCCCAAACCGAAGCGATACCCTGCATAGTCTTTTGCAGAGGTGTCAGTCCTGTTTGATCTGCACTTGTGGCCGAAGTGCCGATTCCCTGAAGAAGAGTAGGAAGTTTTCCAAGTGCACCGCCCACAGCTTCTGAAACAGTCCGTACAAACTCGCCAATCTTGTAGACTGCCGGCCCAATTGCTCGAGTCAGACGATCGAAGAATGCAGGAATAGCGTTGGTGGATTCCAAGAAATTCTTGAATCTAGTGACGGCAAGACCAACACTAGCGGCCAAAGAAAGGATGCTACCAGTAGCTTTGGAGCCGCCGGAAGTAAATATGCCGAATAGACTCTTCAAGAAACCAAACAAATTTTTGATAATCGACCAACCAATACTCAGAACAGAGAAGAAACCTCCGAAGATAATTCGAAGGTTTGTAATCTGCTGAGTATTAAGCGTAATCGCTTTAAAGAATGCCAAGAAAGCATAACCAATAGTCTTAAGTTGATTGCCGACAGTCGGAGGAAATATGTCACTCCAAGCCTGGCGAATTGGTTCAATCCACGACAGGAAAGCATCGGCCATCTGCTTGAAGCCGCCAATGTCCTTGATGAACTGAAGCAAATGGTTTCGAACATTATCGACAGACCCGATTACTCCACCGATAGCATTCGTCAACCCGGTCCAAAGACCTTTGGCTTCATCTAGATTGCCAAATATGATTTCGAATGACTGAGCCCAGCCCGATCCCGCGGCCTCTTTCAAGGTGTCAAACATCATAGACATGGTCTTGACGTCTTGCGCCGCAGCAAAGGCTTTCTTACCAATTTTAGTCTGTTCGTTGGCATAGTCGCCAAGCGTCTTAGTAAGAACCTGCGTAGTCATCCACTGCTCGTTGAGACTATCATTGAAGTTCTTGGTCGCGCTTATCACCATAGGCTTGGGACCAAGAGTCTTGTATAGACCGTCTCCGGCTTTCTTCAATGTTCCCGCGGCGACTGCGGAGTCAATTAGCTGTTGCTTGAATCCGACGGTAGCCATGTTAGCCATTTCAATGGATTTCCAGTCAATAAGCTGGACAAATCCCTTTGAAAGCGCCTGGGAGAAATTGTACATAGCCCGGCCAGCTTCCTCAGCGTTTGCACCTGAGAGAGCGGCTGCGTTTGCAATACCCTGGATCGCCTTTACCGCAACCGGGAGTTGTACTCCAGCGTTGGTAAACTTTCCAATATTCTGAGTCATGTCTGAGAACGAGTAAATTGTCTTGTCTGAATATGTGTTCAACTCGTTCAGATACCCGTTAACAACCTTTAGCGAAGCTCCCGAGCCCGCCATGATTGTCTGGATGGCCTGCATCTTGAGTTCGTACTCGTGGAAGCCGGCGCCAATTGGGGCAATCGTCAGAGCATTAGTGATACTAGCTCCGGCTGCAATAGCTTTATTTGTGATATTACTAAGCGCGGTAATACCAACTGTAGCTAGTGCAACAAATTTGGCTGATGCCCCATCTACAGAGACGCCAAGAGGCTCAAAGCTTCGAGCCAGATCGGCTACGCCCGCCTTGGACGGTGAGAAATCCAAGCTCTTCTTTAGCTTGTCCAGCGTAGACATGGACGTTGCGGTCGCAGACTCGAACTGCTTGTTGTCGAACTTAAGCTGAACTACGCGATCGTCAACTGTAGCCATTAGCTGGTCACCACCTTCCACACGTCAGAAGCGATTTGGTCCATGATGGGTTTGATTGCGGGATTGATGAAGTCGTGTCCTTGGACGTAACCGCCAGTCCCAGTTCCGTGGCCATACTGAAGAAGAATTGCTACCGGCGTTCCAGTATCTCCCGCCAAGTTACTATTACGCCATTCGATAGTGGTTTTGTTGCCACTACGCTCAATATGGTAATACCAAGAAGAAGCAGTCTTCCCAGTATTTGACGGGGTCGCTGCGGCTAAAGCGTTAACTCCTCGTTGCGCAAGTGCCTCTAGACTAGGATATAGCCCATCTCTACGCACTTTGCCCAGCCAAGTCTCCGTTTTGAAGGAGCCTGACGAAGAAAGACTAAACATGACTCCTCCAATCGCTACATGAATTGCTTGGCTGAGAAGACAATTGGCTGTGTGCCAGTCGCGGCGACAGTACAGGACCCGGTTCCGGCAGTCCTAACCGCGCGAAGAAGATACGTTTGCGATCCAGCAGCGGGCGTATGAATGAAATGAAGAGCTCCCCCTGCGCCACCACCAACCGCCGAGTTTACACAGCGCACCGTTGAAATAATGGTGCTATTGTAAACTAGAGTGACATCGAGCTGGTCATTTGCTACCGTGGAGAAAGACGAGAACCATTCGGCATTGAATTCGACCTTGGTGGTTCCATCGCCGGTAAGGATCAACGTAGCTAGCGTTTTCGCGGCCGTTGTGATCGCAGTAATACTGGCAGTTACCGTGACCGACTGAGCAGCAATAGTAGGGGCTCCAGCAGGACCAGTAGGGCCTTGGATACCCTGAATACCTTGGATGCCTTGAATACCCTGCGACCCAGTGGCACCAGTGTTGCCAGTAAGTCCTTGAAGACCTTGCGGTCCTGTAGGACCAGTCGGCCCAGTAGGACCGGTTGGACCAGTAGGACCGGTTGGACCAATAACAGAACCTGCGTCAATGGTTGACCCATCGTGCTTGGTAAGGATCAATCGACCTCCGACATTAACTGCGCCGCTAACAATTGATGCTGCTTCAATAGCCAGCATTCTTGCAGCAGTAAACACGGTTACAATACTCACTGATCCTCCTTACCAAGATCGAATTCGGTATGAGTTCTCGTCGAGGGTTTCTATCGACGGCGAATTGATTTGAACTGTCGTAGAATCAATGGTAGTAAACCACGAATCAGGTCCTGTAGCAGTCCAGGTGCCATCGCCATTATCGACGATGGTGAAAATTTTGTATTTGTCAAATATGGCAAGCATTTCAGCCATCGTGGGCATGGTGGGGTCAGTCAGACTCGTTCCGTATAGTTTGTTTTCGATTTCGGCAATAGCCAACGGATCTGAATGGGCACTATCCACAATAAGATGCGACGTAGATCTATACTGCGTCAAAGGAGTTGGGATCGTGGAGATATCCCAACTAAAAACCAGAAGATCTGTTTCGGAGTTTAGTGTGCTCCAACTTTCGTCAGATATGACTGCTTTAGCATTGTAAACTAGATGAATCTCGTAACCATCGTCTCGGAGAACTCGATAGGTAAAGTTAAACACCCCATGCTCATCCATGACTGAAGGATATGAGTAAGCCTCTACAGTTGCTTCAAACGACTCAGAAGACCGATGTTGAACGTATTTCTGCCCATCAAAATATGAGATGGTCAGGTCGTCGTCAACCGGTTTCTCTGTCACGTTAGTGATTCCGGACCAAGCAACTGGAGCTGACGAAGCAGAATATAGAACGCCTTTGTCGACTCCGCTACTAATACTGGGAGTTCTCCAAGTTAGTTTGGTCATGCGAATATCGCTACAAGTGCAGTCGGTGTCGGAAGCGTCGAAGACGTTACACTCGAACCGTAGAGAAGAGTTTCGAGTGTTGCCAACTTTGTAAGATCAGCTCTAGTCGAGTCGATTACGAAATGCGCGGTGGCACGAATGCCAGACACAGAGGCTGGAATCGTGAAGACGTCCCATGCAAAGGTTTCTGGCTCGGAGCCGTCGGCAATTGACGAGTGCGACCTTTCGGAAGGTGCAGCTAGCGCATTGTACACGACATGCAACTTGTAGCCGTGATCCGAGCCACTAACGTCGTTGCCTACCAAAGTTCTGTAGGAGAAGCCGAAAGTCTTTCGACGCTGCTGAGTAGCAGTGAGTCCACTGTAAATCTCGTGTCGACCATCGCATTCTCCAAACTCTCGGGGGCTGGAGTACGCTTCGATAGACGCTTCGAAATCTTCTGCCGTAACAATCTGAGCGAACTTAACGCCATCCAGATAGTATGGCTGAATTTCTCCCCCGGAGCTTTTTTCAGATACGGAAGTCAGACCATTCCAGACCACGCCAACTCCGTCAATGAAAAGAACTCCGCGATCAATTCCGGTCTCGTAGTAGCGTTCGCCGGAAGATCCCCAGAGAAGTTTTGTCATGGCCGACCTCCCTACCCACTAGTTCCGAGTTGCTTAAGCCTCTGCTCGTTTAGCGCGGTGCGCTGAGCAGCTAGATCCTTGCGAGACATCTTCCGTCCTGGTGTGTTCTTAACACTAAAGACGCGAATGAGTGTGAACAGGCGATTGATGTGCCATGTTTCACACTCAATGGGAATTTGCAACGAGAACATCCAATAGTAGATGAGTTCAGTAGTGATTACTTCTCTATTTCGCTGCTGTTTGTCATCATTGAACCAAGTAGCGGTCATCTTGGCGTTCAAGTAGTTGTTGATGTCGTTGTAGTTGTCTTTTGTGAGTCTGACGTATACGTCAGAAGGAACCCCCGGGGAAATTGTCATACATTTAATGTAGAACAGAATCTCCTCGTTGGTTTTCTCTCCGTTGTTAAGGAAAGGTTTCTCTACAATTGACTCCCATTTTGACAAAGAGACCAGAGAGTGCTCCAGTTCGAGACTGTAGTCTTCTGTAGTCTTGAACTCTTGAGACGATTCGTCCCAAAGTTCGGTGCCCGGAACCAAAATAGTGAGCACTCTCTGGCCTCCTTACTGTCAGGCGGTGCGGGTGAACGACCAGTCGTCGTCGGAGTTCGCAGTAAACTTGTAGGTGCCGTTGGTCGGTGCGGCGTGAATGACCAGCGAGGCGCCAGCGGTACCAGCGATCGTGACCGTACCAGAAACAACCGCATTGGTGTCGGCACGACGGTAGGTGACACCAGTGATGGTCGGGATGGTGATGACGCCCGTGGCAGACACGAAGGTCGGAGCTTCGGGGGTGACCGCCGTCTGAGCACCGGCGAACATGCCGATGACCTCGTCCGGAAGGGGAAGACGCGGCGACGTGCCGGCCGTCCCGTACAGGGCGTCCTCAAGGGCAAGCAGGTTGGCCGAGGTGAGCTTAGTCGAGTCGACCGTAAGAAGCGCGGTCGGCTTGAGGCCCGTCACGGACACCGGAGTGGTCGTGAACTCCCAACTGAACGACAGAGCCTCAGGCGCGTCATTGACCGTGGCGAAAGCCTTCTCGGACGGAGCCGCAAGGGCGCCATAAACGAGGTGCAGCTTGTAGCCGTAGTCCGAGCCGTCAACATCGTTGCCCAGCTTGGTGCGGTAGGCCAGACCGAAGGACTTGCGGGTCTGCTGACCCACGTAGACACCCTCGTTCTGGATAGACGTACCGTCGCACTGAGCGAACTCAGCCGGGTAGGTGTAGGCCTCGATGGTTCCACCGAACTCTTCGGCGGCGACGAGGTTGAGGTACTTGATGTTGTCTGCGTAAACCGCAGTCGCGCCGGCGCCAGAAGGCTTTTCCGTGACGGTGGAAAGGCCGTTCCAGGCCACGCCATCGTCGTAAACGCCGTTGTTGGGAAGGTAGAGAACACCGCGGTCGACGCCGGTCTCGTAGAAGCGAGAACCAGTGTCATCCCAAGAAAGCTTCATTGCTTGATCTCCTTAGAAGAAGAGGTTGAAAACATCATGGTTGAGGTTGTCCGCCGTGTAGAACCTAATGAAAAGGCACAACGGAAGAGCAGCCACCTTATCAGGGATCTCACTATCAGGATTAGGATCAATAACAGTCACTTGATACCGCTTATTGTATCGATATGGACTATTATCAGCAAAATCCGTTTGCGCGAGATCTCTTTTGTATACAATGCACGGGTATTTTAGCACCACGTTGGTTGGTGGCTGAAAATATACGTTGTCAGACCCCAGGAGTTGTTCCAATAGGGTCTGGAGTTCGGTACGTTGGGCCATTATAAACACCTCCCAACCGCATCAGGAGGCGAGGACTCTGCACTTCGACATCTGAAACAGTCCACAGAGTCCCCGCCCACTGAATATAGCGGATGGCAAAGAAGTGTTCATTGGCGTATGCATCGGCTACGATGCTGATCGAGTTTCCCACGGAAAGATCATCATTCAGAAACTCTCCTGGTTGAAGCTTTCGCGTGTTTCGAACGATATCACCATAGTATTCCTTCTCTACGATGACGTCGGTCCACACACCAGGTGCTGTTTCTTCAGATGTTCCATACCCGATCTTGCCGAAGAACTTTGCCATCGGGTGCCGCCCTAACTATGCTTCGTACGCGTAGGTCCAGGTGTTCTCAGCCGAGTTGGCGAAGAAGTAACCACTTCCGGCGGTGGCCGAGATCGTCGCCGTCGGAGCAAGCTCAGTCAGAGTGACCACGCTAGCAACGTCAGCCGGGCTGGACGCGTAGGTCACGTGCGCGACGGTCGGGAAAGTGATCTCGTTTCCGACACGGGTCGGAGCCGTAGGAGCGTCAAGGAGAACGTCGGTCTTGGCGGTACGGCGAACAACCAGCGCCGACTTGATCTTGGTGAGGGCGCCCGAAAGACGCGTCTCGATCAGGTACTTGAACTGGTTGTAGTCGATGTCGAAGTCGTCGAACATCGAGAGCTCGCCACCACGGTCGGCGCCGATGACGTAGTCCTGAAGGTTGACGATGATGCCGATCAGGTCGGGCTCGTCCTCCATGACCTCGACAGGGACAACCGCAGCCACGCGAAGGTCAGCAGCGACCTCTTCAAGGTTGCGGTAGATGCGACGACCCAGCGTGTCGCGCTGGAGAAGGAACATCGTGATGACAGGCTCACTGGTGTAGAACGTGGGCGTTCCGGTGCCCTTGTAGAACTTGCGTCCCGCAAGAACAGCGTCGACGATCTCGCCAGCGGTGCCAGCAGCAGAGGTGTTGCTGTCCTGCGTGTTGACCCAGAGAGTCGTAGCGTAAAGCTCGTGCTCCTTGGCGATGGGACGAATGTTGCCCTCGTTGATCTTGTCCGCGTGAGCCACGTCGCGACCGTCACCGATGAGGATCGCACGCGCGAGCTCCTCCTGAAGCATCATGCGCATCTCAGCCTTGAGCCAAGACACGACATCGAAGCCCGTGATGTCGACGATGTCGTCACGGTCGAGCTTCTGCTTCTTGTAGATGGTGGTCGGGGTGGTAACTCGCGAAGCGAGACCGAAGAACTCCTCGCGCTTGAGGTTGCCCTTCACGTAACCCTTGGCGCGAGCGTCCTCGAACGTGAGGTCGGCGCTGATGGTCTTGATCCGGGAGAACGGCGAGTGACGAGTTGACGTCATAACGCCGTCGACCCACTCAGTACGGCGCTTGTCGAACTCAGGACGGCTGTCCAGGAGCTGAGCGTCGGGGAAGAGAAGGTCGATGTTGTCGATCCCGTGAGCGAGAGCGAAGTTATCGACTGCCTCCTTGAGGGAGCCGTTCTTCTGAGCCTCACTGAAGATGAGCTTCATGTCATCGTGAGAGAGGCTGTACTCCTCCGAGTCGTCAGACTTCTTCTGCTCGAACACATTGCGCTTCGTGCCCATCTCGGTGTTTCCTTCCTTGTGCTCGAGGTCACCCTCGTCGCCGGTGTCGGTGGTGTCGCTGGTGTCGCTGTGCTGAGCGGACGCGTCTTCAATTGCTGCGCCGATCATGAAATGAACGAGGTTCTTCTGGTCCTCGTTCAGGGTGTCGTACAGTTCCTGAACGGTCATATCAGCAGAAACCGCGTGCTCAACAACCTCTTCGGTTTCTTCGGGAGTTTCCTCGATCGTCTCCACGGGCATGTCTTCATGCTCAAGAGTGAGACCGGTGTAGATGATTGCCTCGTCATCGAGCGTCTCGTAGATTCCATCGGAATGTGCGAGAGTGACGTTGTCAATCAAAGCGCCGGGATTGGCGCCAGAAAGGACCAGGCTAACCTCGCGGATTGAACCGTGAAGAACCTGCTTCGCCTTCTCAACCAGACGATTGGCGTAGATTGAGAGGTTGGTGATGTCCTTGTGCTGAACAAGTGCCTTCGCACTCTTTCCTGCCTCGGTGTCGTTGAAGAAACCGTAGCAGTAGACGCCATCCTCGCGATTCTCGAGAATTGCGTGACCGAGCACATTAGCGGGCTCGGTGTGGCCGTGCTGCCAGACGAGCGGAACCGTAATACCATCCTGCTCCTTGAACGCATGAGGCATGATGGTTCGGCCGTCGGAGCACTTAAGCCCAGCCTTAGTGGCGTAGCCGCTAAAATCAGCTCCCATTTTGACTGGCTCCCTTCGGTGTTGTCGCAACGGCCGGTGCCGTCGTTTGGTTTGGCAAAGTCTTCATCATCTCAGAAACAGATAGTGCCGAATTAGGTTCTGTCTTAGTTGTCGACGGCTGAGGCATGTTGCTGTTTATCAACTTGTCAGCATTCTTGTCCTTGGCTGGCTTCCAACCGAGGATTCCTCGGAGTTCATTGGAAGTCGCAATCTCATTCCTGGACAACTTGTCGGCAATGTCAGCAATCTGAGACAGAGGAACCAACTTGAACGGATCGTGGAAGTACATGATGGACTGCTTCTGGGACCTGGCAGTCTTAGTAAGGAAGGTTCGAAGCATTGCTTCCTTAACGGCGTCTAGGATAGGGACGATTGTCCTGTTCATGTAGTTAAGCATAGACGCCTCATCGGCCGTTCCGTTCATTACCTCTGGCGTTAGCCCAAGTTGGCTGTACAGCATGTCCGTAAGGAACTTGACCTGCTCAAGCAGATTGTTCTCGGCCGGACGGTTGAGCTGAGTAATCTTCTCAGTGCCATCGGTATACGCAATTCCGTACTTGCTGTCCTTAAGTTGATACTCGATGTCTGTTCTACGCTGCTCCGCCTGCTGACGACGAGCGTCGGTCTTAATGACATAAGGAAGCTGAATGATGAGGTCCAACTTTCCGGACCCACTCTGTTCGTCGACTGCGTCCAGAAGGTTTAGTTTTCTAACAAGTCGCTGAAGAGTAGAGTTTGGCTCATTCATAACTGAGTAAAGAGGATTCTCGACAATGGCAACAAACTTCTTGTCAAGAGTCACTTCATCTCGGCGTCCAAGTTTTTCATTCCAGAGACTAACTCGAACCTTGCTTGGGAACCAACCAACAATCTCGCCAACACGCATTGTGCTGACGTCGTAGGCTCCAGACAAATTAGGATTTAGCGTAGTGTCGACTGGAACAATAGCAATAACTCCCTTATCAAAAAGAGTCATTGCCAGATCCCTTCGAAACGCTCCAGCACCTTGATCAATATTGGCTTCGAGGGTTAGACAGTTATTCAAGCCGCTGTCAATGTCCTCGATATAACGAGCCTGATCGTCTAGTCTAACATGCTTAAACTCTGTCTGGGCAAAGTCAATAGCAAGCCGAGTAAAGACCGAAGAAATAATAGATCGTTCATTACTGATACGAAGACGAGGTCGATCGGGGCGAGGTCCGTAGCTGGCTGGTCCGGAATATGACGTTTCATCTGTCTGAATGTCGCCCTGGTTAGCAAAGGCGTTCCAGGCGTGCTTCAAACGTGCAGTGAACCCTGCCATAAGTCACCTCCTCTCGTGAAATTGTTTTCATTAAGCCTGGATTTCAGTTGGAGCATTTGCCAAGTCATTAACAGCACCAACAGTATCGCCTGTAACGGCACGAAATGTGACTCGACCTACGATCAGCAATATAGTGGCTGCTCGAAGGGCTCCTACTGCAATACGCCTTCGATTTGCCTTAACCTGTTCTGCATTGAGAGTTGCCTTTACTGGCTTCTTTGCTACGACCGTAGGACCTTTAGCAAACTTTCCAGATTTTACACCCTCAGAATAATACTTTTGAAGAGCCGCCTGCTTCTCTTTAGACAGCCCGGGTTGTGTAATAAGACCCGCAGATTCAGTCTTACGAACGCCCCACTTCATTCCTCGAACACCAGAATGACCTAGTTCTTCAAGCGGGGGCTTTCCTTCTTGACCTAAAATCATTCGAACGCCTCCTTGTTGGCCTTGTAGGCGACGTAAGCGTCCATTAGAGCGGACACGTTGTCGATCTTTTCATCCTGGCGCCTCTTGAGAAGCTTTCGGTTGCCGTTGGTATCCTCAAGAGTAATAGCATTACCCATGGCGAATGACATGAGAGCCTGATCAAATATGAGCATTCGTTCACTGCTCAGAATCTTGAGCTCACCAAGAGGAACCGACTCGGTCCTCGCGCCTTGGATGACTTTCTCAATGCCAAAAGGTCCATTCTCAGCTTCCCAGCGAGTCACAAACTCTTTAGCGTTATATGGATCGAAACCGAATGCACGGACGTCAAACTTAGAATTCTGAATATACAAATCCAGATCCTCGTAGACCTCCATCATGTCTAGAACTGCCCCGTCCAGGACGTGAAGACTACCCTCATTAATGAATTCTTCATACTTCTGACGCATTGCGCCTGGAAGTTTCATTAGAGTGAGAGTAGTGATGTAACTTCGCGTCTTAACTCCGAACCTCTCTTTAGAAAGAGGAAACAAGAAGGTAAATGCGCAGAAGTCGTCGCCCTGTGATAGGTCCGCACCAAGTGCGCAAGGCAATTCCCAGAATTCTCTTGGGCGATGGGGTAGAGTTTCTTCGTAAGTGAAGAAGTATGTGTAACCCTCCATCGGAATGCCAAAGCGCTTGGCCAAGATATCGTTACGCGCAGCAGGAGCCTTCTCGGCCCGCTCAACGTCTAGCTGATAAGTCTCGTAGGTGACGGTAAGTCCGAGGTTTGGATTGGCCTTCACCCACATAGCCGGGTCACCTACCTCCTCGAGCTCATCAAGCTTGTAGTGCCAGATCGAAATGTGCGGAGCAATGTACTCGCCCTTAAGAATGTCCTGCAACTCCATCTTGATGGTGTCTCCAGATCCATTTCGAACTGTTCCCTCGGAACTGATGGCTACAATCAGGTAATCTTCCAACTTCGAGGCTCCCTGTTCGACAGCGCCGACGACATCTTCTCGAAGATCGCCAGACAGCCACTCGTCGATCGTGGAAACCTTGGGTCGAAGACCCTGCAACTTGTTGATGGACATTGGTCGGATCTCGCAGAGAGATCCGGTGAGGAAGTTCTCAATGCCCTTCTTCGTTGACGCCAACTTCACACGCATGGCTCGAGAGCCAGTAGTATTCTGAAGAGACCCTTCCGTGAGGAACTTAAAGAGAGGACCTCTTGCGCGCGTGATAGAAGTACGCATCGGAGACATAACTTCTTCGGCCTGCTTCATTGTAGGAGCAGTCGTGATCTGATGCGTAGTGGATGTATCGACATTCAAGAAGTAACTTTGAATACACGCAGCGTACATTGATTTAGCGGCTCCTCGAGCCACGATCAAGTACTGCTTTGTGACTAGCCGCTTCTTGATTGTCTTCTTAACGTATGCGCCCGACCTACCATTTTGACCCGGCTCGTAAACACTTCGTTCAACAAAGTAATACCAGCCAAAGATCTGTTCAGACCAGAGTTTGAACGAGTCAAGAAGGTGCAGATCCGAGCCGTCGGTTAGTGTAAGTTCTTTCTCGCAGTACCGAACGAAACCGTCAACGGCTTGATCATCATAAAAGATGCTCGGATTAGAAATGAGTCCATCAATCCGGTTCATCTCCAGTGTGATTTCACGGTTAACCGGGATCTCACCAAGAAGAACCTTGGCCCTGAACTGGTAATAGTAGATGGGCGTTGCTTTGTTAGACAGACTCATAGCACCTCCCTTACTAACGAATCAAGTGCCTACCGTACCCTGGTGAATGCTTACCGATCTCGATAGCCGTTTCCAGAGCACTCTTGTTGAGAAGTTTGCCGACTTCCTTATTCATGGCCGACTGCGCCTGCTGCTTGCCCACCCCAAAGAGAATGTTAGCAACCTCTCGGGCGCCCTTTTCAAGAAGACTCTGCTTGCGAGGGAAGAGCGTCTTGTACTTAGACTCGAGAGTTGCTCGCTCGTTGAGGAACTTCAGATCAGCATTTGATACAGCACTTGTCCCGTGCTTCTTGACAAGGGCGTGTACTTCACCAGCTCGAGCTGCATCAGGATTCTTTGGGTGCAGACTTGAAGAGGATTCCTGCTTGCGAACTCCCCACTTCATGCCTTTGACGCCGTGGTGAGCGAGAATTTCTTCTGCCGTGTCCATCTATCCTCCTTTCTAACTAGTTCAAGGCCTCAATAGCGCAGGCAAGAGCTGTGTAGACGTTTGCGGCGTTACCAGACTGCATAGTCACAACAAGATTTTGCGGAACTGTCGTGTCGACGGTAACTGGAGTTGTTGCTGAGGAAGCTGATGATGCAGTGTAGTAATTGATTACTGCTGCACCTTGCATAGTTCCAGCGGCGCCAACACTAATGACTGTAATATAGATAGTAGCCAAGAAATTTCCAGCACTAGCATTATTTGAATGGAAAACTTGGGCAATCAAAGTGCTGCCAAGTTTAACACTAAAGGTACATGTCCCGGAAGTTGTTCCGGACCTGTTTCCTGCTACGACAATTCGGTACGTCTTTCCCACAGTCAGGGTATTAGCAGGAATTGACGGACTAGTAAGCAGTGTAGTCAAGTTGGTTGTAGCACCCGGACTGATAGGGCCTAGCATTACCCATGGAGTTACTCCGCCAGCGGGTCCTTGAGGACCCTGAGCACCCGTGTCGCCTTTTACTCCTTGAATACCCTGAGCACCAGGAGCCCCGTCTAGGCCATTGGCTCCAGCGGGTCCTTGAATGCCCTGAGCACCCGTGTCGCCTTTTACTCCTTGAATACCCTGAGCACCAGGAGCCCCGTCTAGGCCATTGGCTCCAGCGGGTCCTTGAATGCCCTGAGCACCAGGAGCCCCGTCTAGGCCATTGGCTCCAGCGGGTCCTTGAATGCCCTGAGCACCAGG